CCCATCTATCTAGTAATACCAATTTACTCAAATAAATCGTATTTTTCTGAAACCCCCCACCTTGTTTAAAAAAGGCTAGGCAAAAAATTTTTTGTGTGTTACTTTTGAAAACTGATCCATAAGTGTATAAGGAACGTATGGGGCAAAAGTTAGTCGAAGGAGAATCGAGTCACGTCGGACGTGTAGGTGAGTTCTTTGCCATATATAAATTAGAAAAATATGGTATAGAGTGCCACCATGTAGATCGTTCCGGCATAGACTTGTGGTGCCAATCGTTAGACAATTCGTTATTCACAGTTCAAGTCAAATCATCAAACATCTGCCATTTCAATCAGCATAACAAAAGACCAAACTTTTCGGGCTACGCATATAACCTAAGAGCAGATCATGTAGCAGATTTCTATGTATTTGTAGCATTAGATATAGAACGTATGATTGTAAAACCTGTTGAGGAGCTAGAAGGAAAGACACAGCTACGGTTAACCGCCTCGGATTTTACAAGGGAAGAAGAATTAGAAGGCGTGAGTCTACTTAGATCCTTTAAAAGGGAAGATCATCTTCAAAGTAAATGCAAACAAGTCCTAAACTAGTTACTAAACAAGCAGACAATAGGAACATATCCGGATACATAATACCTCCAGTTGGTAATGGGTTTTGGGAATGCCGCTATTATATACCTATTACAATATATACTCTAATACATATTGTTTATATTTCGCATGATTTTTGGTAATGACTTGTACTTCTTATAACTTTTTGGTATATATACACCTACGGTTAATAACCTGCGACTAAAATATGACAATAAAGCTCGAGCCAGAGAATGGCGTACCAGTGTATGACGATGATCCAAACGTGGATTTGTCTGTGCGTGCGCGGGCTGCTACCGTAACGGCAAAAGAATTAGAAAAAGAAGGTCTAGATCTGACTCCGACGGCTGAAGATGAGGCTGTAGCGAGCATGTTGACCATGTCATACGCAGAAGATCCTGAAAAAACATCCAAAAAAGCCACAAAAGCGCGTGTTGCAGAGCTGACACCGGCATCTTTGGTACTTACAAGTAATATTTTGAGTGAATTTGGCCGTTCTGTTGTCGAATCTGCTACCTCAGTGCGTCACATGATAACAAACAAGTTGATTTTAGAGACAGAAAACCCTGATGCTAAGATAAGGCTACGTGCGTTGGAGTTATTGGGTAAAATTTCTGATGTAGGACTGTTTGCTGAGAAGTCAGAAGTGACAGTTACACACCAATCAACAGATGATTTGAAGAAAAACCTCCGAAAAAAGCTAGAAAAACTCGTAAATCCGCCTGAAGTTGATGACGACGTAGTCGTAATCGACGCGGAGTCGGTAGATGAGTGATTTCACACAAGAAGACATCCAGCAAATGTTGGACAATCTAGACGAATTTACCGAAACAGAGGTGGTAGAGATTGAAAAAATGGTGGATGAGCTAGCAAATCGTCGGAAAAACAAGGCAGCGTACGATGATTTGATAGAATTTTGCAAAAGAATGATGCCTGACTTCATTGTAGGTAAACATCACCGTATTTTGGCGGACATGTTGATGGGTTTAGAGGATGGAAGTAAGGATCGGGCATGTGTAAACATCCCTCCTAGGCACGGAAAGTCTCAATTAGTGTCAATTTTCTTCCCAGCATGGTTTTTAGGTCGAAATCCAGACAAAAAAGTGATGATGGTGTCACATACTACCGATTTAGCGGTAGATTTTGGTCGAAAAGTGCGTAATTTGCTTGGTTTACAGGACTATAAGGACATATTTCCTACAGTACAATTAGCTACAGATTCTAAGTCTGCAGGGCGTTGGAACACCAATATGGGCGGTGAATACTACGCATGTGGTGTAGGATCGGCACTAGCTGGTCGTGGTGCACACCTATTATTGGTAGATGACCCACATTCTGAGCAAGATGTTATTAATGGTAACTTTAGTGTGTTTGAGAAAGCGTACGAATGGTTCACATTTGGTGCTCGTACACGTTTGATGCCCGGTGGTAGGGTAGCAATTATCCAAACTAGGTGGCACATGGATGATCTAACAGGTCGTGTAGTTAAGGATATGAGTCAGAATGATAAATCTGACCAGTATGAAGTTGTGGAGTTTCCTGCAATTATTGAAGTAAAAGATAAGGAAAGTGAAGAACTTATAGAGAAACCGTTGTGGCCTGAGTTTTTTGATTTAGCTGCGTTGGAACGTACAAAAGCGTCAATGCCTTTGTTCCAATGGAATGCACAATATCAGCAACAGCCAACAGCAGAAGAAGCGGCTATTGTAAAGAGAGAGTGGTGGCAGATATGGGAGAAAGAAAATCCTCCTATGTGTGAGTATATTATTATGTCACTTGACTCCGCAGCCGAAAAACACAACAGAGCTGACTTTACTGCGCTGACTACTTGGGGTGTATTCTTCAATGAAGAAACAAATGCACATAACATCATACTATTGAATAGTATAAAAGAGCGTTTAGAGTTTCCTGAGTTAAAAGAATTAGCTATGGAACAGTATAGTATGTGGGAGCCTGATGCGTTTATTGTAGAGAAAAAGAGTTCAGGTGTTGCATTGTATCAAGAAATGCGGAGAATGGGACTTGTTATACAAGAATATACCCCTCACCGTGGATCTGGTGATAAACTAGCGAGATTAAATTCTGTATCTGATATTATTGCATCTGAACTTGTTTGGGTACCACAGACGCGATGGGCAGAAGAAGTTATAGAAGAAATAGCGGGATTCCCATTTATGAGTAATGATGACTTGGTGGATTCTACAATTATGGCGCTTATGCGATTTAGGCAGGGCGGATTTATACGGCTACCTTCAGATGAGCCAGATGAGATAAAATACTTCCAAAGACGAAGTGTCGGATATTATTAGAGGTTAAGAGATGGCTATTGAGAAAAGTTTGATGACGGAAGCTCCGCAAGGCGAAGATCTAAACAAAGAAGAAGGTTTAGAGATAGAAATTGTAAACCCTGACGCAGTTATATTAGATGACGGCAGCGCAGAGATAATCCTCATGCCGGGGGATGAAGCCGATGAAATGATGGATTTTGACGGTAATCTAGTTGATATGCTAGATGACAGAGAGCAGCAAATCCTAACTGATGAACTAATAGGGTTAGTAGAATCCGACATACAGAGCCGTAAGGACTGGGCTGATACTTATGTAAAAGGACTGGACATCCTTGGATTTAAGTATGAGGAGCGTACCGCACCGTGGGAAGGAGCTTGCGGGGTACACTCTACTGTATTGGCAGAAGCAGCTATTAGATTCCAAGCAGAAGCTATGGCAGAGACATTTCCTGCACAAGGCCCAGTAAAAGTAAAACTTCTAGGTAAAGAAACAAAAGAGAAAGAAGAAGCAGGTGAACGCGTACGTGCGGACATGAACTACGAGTTAACAGATCGTATGGTGGAGTATCGTCCTGAACATGAGCGTATGTTATATAGCCTAGGACTTGCAGGATCGGCGTTTAAGAAGGTTTACTTCGACCCTAACCTAGATCGCCAATGCGCTATCTATATCCCAGCAGAAGACGTTATAGTGCCTTATGGAGCGTCTAACATAGAAGAAGCAGAACGTGTTACTCATGTAATGCGTAAGACTAAGAATGAAGTGCGTAGACTACAGGCAAATGGGTTCTATGCAGACAAGGATATGGACGACCCAGCACCATATCAAACTGATATTGAAGAGCGTAAAGCTGAAGAAGCTGGCTTTGAGATGAATAGCGATGATCGCTATACCTTGTATGAGATTCACGCAAACCTAGTTATTGATGGTATTGATGACGAAGAAGACCTAGCTAAACCATACGTGGTTACTCTAGAGCGTAGTACAGGCGAATTACTATCTATTAGACGTAATTATGAAGAGGGTGATGAGTTAGAACGTAAGCGTCAACATTTTGTACATTACGTATATGTGCCCGGATTTGGCTTCTACGGCCTTGGGCTGATACATATAATAGGTGGGTACGCTAAAGCAGGAACGTCGCTTATACGTCAATTGGTGGACGCTGGTACACTATCTAACCTTCCGGGCGGTCTAAAATCACGTGGTTTACGCATCAAAGGTGATGATGAGCCTATCGAGCCGGGTGAGTTTAAAGACGTAGATGTACCATCAGGTAGCATACGTGACAACATCATGCCGCTACCATATAAAGAGCCTAGCCAAACTCTACTAGCGTTACTTAATCAGATTACTACAGAAGGCCGTAGACTAGGTGCAGTAGCTGATATGGACATCTCTGATATGTCTGCGAACGCGCCAGTTGGTACTACACTAGCTTTATTAGAGCGTACATTGAAGCCTATGGCTGCTGTACAGGCTCGTGTGCACTATGCGATGAAGTTAGAGTTCCGTATGTTGAAAGACATCATGGCAGAGAATGCGCCAGATGAATATGGATATGAGCCACATAGAGGTGAGATGACTGCTCGTAGACAAGACTATGAGATGGTCGAGGTGATACCAGTAAGTGACCCTAATAGTACGACTATGGCACAGCGTGTAGTTCAGTATCAGACTGTATTGCAGATGTCACAGCAAGCTCCACAGATTTATAACCTACCCCAGTTACACCGTCAGATGATTGAGGTGTTGGGTGTGAAAAACGCGGACAAGTTGGTACCTACGAAAGACGATGTAAAACCAACAGATCCGATCAGCGAGAACATGAACGCGCTAACGGGTACTCCTATAAAAGCGTTCTTGAATCAAGACCACGAAGCCCACATTGCTACGCATACTGCGTTCTTACAAGATCCTATGGTCGGTGGCACATTGGGTAAAAACCCTGCAGCGCAGCAGATGATGCAAGCGTTACAGGCGCATATAGCAGAACACGTTGGATTCCGTTACAGAGCACAACTAGAGAAGAAACTAGGTGCACCGTTGCCACTACCAAACGAAGAGCTAGTACCAGAGATAGAAGTAGAACTATCGCGTCTGGCTATGGAAGCAGGTCAACAGCAATCAGCGCAGAACCAACAGCAAGCAGCAGCGCAGCAAGCGCAAGCTAAAGCACAAGATCCTATCATCCAACTCAAGCAACAAGAGATGCAAATCAAGCAACAAGAAGTGCAACTCAAAGCGCAGAAAGACCAGCTTGAGGCTCAGATCAAACAAGCTGAGGTACAACGTAAAACTCAGAAAGATCAGATGGATGCCCAAATTGATTTACAACAACTGGATATTGAACGTCAGGAGTTGGAGATTGATGCCCAGAAAGCGGGTGCGAAACTGGCGGCAGATAGACGTACCGCTAACACTAAACTAGATCTAGACCTGATGAAGGCTAGAACTGATGCGATGAATAAACAACGTAAGGAATAACTTATGGCTACTACCGTCTTAGACGTGCTTATGGAGAAGATAGATGATGGTGTTAAAAACACTGAATACTATCTTGCTGCAGGTAATGCCAAAGACTACGCCCAGTACAAAGAAACTGTAGGTGTAATCCGAGGCCTAAAATCTGCAAAAGACTTTATTGCAGAAATGCAAACACATTTGGAGGACGATGATGAGTGATTTAAAAATTGTCCCTAAAGAAGCAGAAAGCCCAGAAGAACTAGAAAATCAAATCCCTTCACCGGTAGGTTATAGAGTGCTTATTGCTCTACCTGAAGTGGAAGAGACTTATGGTGAATCTGGAATTATTAAGTCTGCAAAAGAGCAAAACCTTGAACACATCATGTCTATTATTGGACTTGTCGTTGATATGGGTGACGAAGCGTACTCAGACAAAGAAAGGTTCCCTCATGGGCCGTGGTGTAAAGAAGGCGATTATGTAATGTTCCGTGCTAATTCTGGCACGCGATTTAAAATAGGTGGTGCTGAGTTTAGATTGATGAATGACGATTCAATCGAGGCAGTAGTACCCGATC